TCATCCTGCATTTCATTCATGCCTAGAAAATGTCCTAGACCCACATAGGTTGTGCCGTTATAGTCTATAGGTCCATAACTGTTGGCAATGGTATAGACTGTGCCTTGAACAGTGAGATCCATAAGCACACAGTGTAGAATACTTGATGCTGTGGTAGCAGGTATGGTATTCATTTAGATAACCTTCTCACTGAGAATAAATTCACCTGTGAATTCAACATAGTCTTTGAGTATTAATTTATAAGTAGGCAATTGACTGATTATGACACGCATGGTAGTAGCAGTGCCCACTAGCATGGCGCCTGTGACTGTGGTTGCTTCACTGGTAATAAGGTTTCTATGTACTGTGGCTGTGACTGCGGAACCTGTGCCTCTCTGCAGATCTTCTGTAACTATATAGGGATATCTACTCAAAGCAGGTTGAATGTAATCACCTTTGCGAAATATATAGGTTGTGCTGGCAGTGGTAGGCAGGCCACCTAGTGTAACTGATGTGCCAGTGAAGTTTGTAATAGTCATACCACTGAGTTGACTGGTGTTTAACTGGCCTTGATATTCAGTTAGATATCGCATGCCTGACACATTGGCTAGATTGACCTGACTTTCTGTCATACGATCCACTGTCATAATATCTTCAATGGTATCTCTGTTAGATGAATAGCGCAGTCTAGCAGTGGGTGTGACTGTGATTAGAAAAGGTTGTGCTGTTAGTCTTTCTGCTGATTTAATGCGTTGACTGCGACTTACACTCTGACCCACTACGCGACGGCGGTCAATTTCTATGCTCTGAGCACTATCTATAATGGCCTGTATTGACATTAACTCAATCTCCTTGTGGGTTGTGCTCTACGTCCTGCTTCTGTTACAGAATATATAAATTGCGGATCGCGAGCAACCAGTGTTCTAAAACTTTGTGCATCTACAGCATTAATATTGTAGGTCACGTTCATGGCCTGAGGCTGCATTTGAGGAGTAATGTTAGCAGGTCCTGTGATTAGTTCAGGACCATTTTCACCTACAATGCCCATCTGTCCTGAAGGCAAATAACCTCCTCGAGCAAAGCCGGGCAATCCTAACACACTTGCTCCTGCTGTGCCACCACCACCGAATAGACTGCCTAATCCACTGGCACCTAAAAAGTTAAACAACATTCTACGTGCCTGTATACGAGCAAAGTCTGCTATTAAACTTGAGATTAGATCCTTGAAACTGAGTTTGCCTGTTTGAACAAATCTAGTAATAGCACTTTCAAATCCCGAAACAAAGGTATTGAAATAGGTTTTTGCTTCATTGGCACGATCAAAAGCATCTTCTGCAAACTTTGCCAATGCATCGCGCCATCCATATTCAAATGTTCGTTGTATGCGATAAGTTTCTTCTGCTGACTGTTTTTGCACTTCAACTAAACGACCATAGGCCTGTGTAATAGCATCTAATCCAGTTACAAATTGACTGGCCATTTCAGGGTTTGCAATGTCATCCATTTCGAATCCCTGAGCAAATTGAGCAGCAGCAGCCCTTGCCGATTTGCGAGCAGCCTCCTCAATTTCAATAAAGCGTTTTTGAATTGAACTAAATCCAACCATCTTATCAGGGCGACCTGCTAGTTCTTCTTGAATTTGTCGGCCAACACCTTGTAGTATGTTGCCAAGACTTTGTGCTCTTGTGGTCTGATCCTCAATTAGTTTAACCAGTCTTTCATTATCCTTGACACGTGCTTCTTCTATTATCTTAATTTCTTGACTGCGTTTGAGAAATTCCTGCATACGATCTCTATGTTGGTCATAGATTTCGCGAGTGGTTTTAAGTTGTTCTTGTAGCACACCTATTTGTGCTGATAATTCATCACCACGCTTTGAATCTGTAACAGCCAGTTGACTGTATTCTAATTGTAGTTTTACGATTTGATCTGTGATCTGTTTGGCTGCACGAGCACGTTCTTGATCGATTTCTTGACTTTGTCGAATAAGATCTGCTTCTTCTTTTGAAACACGTAGTTGACCATCACGAGTTGTTAACAGTATATTTTCTAATTCTAAACGGGCTGAGGTATCTGCTAAAGTTTGACGAAGATTGTCTGTTTCTAATTGACTGGCTAATTTTAACCTTGCATAGGTTTGTGCTAATTCCTTATTGCGCTGAATCATATTTTCTGCCTTACTGGCAGTATCATCTAGTCCTTCAGTTACATTTTTCTGACTGTTATTGAAATCTTCTATTTCTTTGTTTGCTTCACTGGTAGAATCGCCCAATTCTTTCATTTTATCAATGAGACTGCCTAGACCTAGGAATGTTGCAATACCGCCTACCAGCGCTGAAATCATTCCTACAAATCTACCAATGATTAAGGTTACTGTGCTAAAAATTGTGCCTGTGGCAGTGGCTTCTTTACCTAGGCGAACCAGTCTTTCAGCAGCCTGCTGAATAGGTCCTATGCCTTTATTTTTTACAACATCAACTATATCACCAATTGATCTAGCCAATGTTCTTAGACCGCCTACCACAAAACCGATAGTAGCACTGATTAATCTAAATGCTGTAAAGGCTAAAATAACTTGACCTATGGTTAAAATGACATCACCCCAGCGATCAATGAAATCATTTATAGATCTAATACTGTTATAGATCTGAACAGTAATATACTGTATCATACGAGCGAGATTTTGACCTGTTTTTGAGTTTTGTTCAAAATCATCTGCTAATAGTTTGATAACTGTTCTAAATCCTTCAACACTCTGTCCTATAGTAGGAATGGTTCTACCAAATGCTTCATCAATACTATCTTTAGCACGACGCATGGCACGAACAAATACATCTGCTGATATCTGTCCTTCTGATCCTAACTTTTTTAATGCACCTACTGGCACATTAAGTTCTTGTGCTAGTGCTGTGGCTACCTGAGGTAAGCCTTCTAATATTGAACGAAGTTCATCGCCCTGGAATGTGCCTGACTGTAGTGCCTGTCCTAACTGTAGTAAGGGTCCTGCTGCTTCACTGGCAGATTGTCCTGAAGCAGTTAAGGCTTTTGCTACACTTTCTGTAATTTGTGCTGCTTCTCGTTGACTAATACCTAGGGCTTTTGCTGAACGCTGTATACGAAAGAATAAATCAGCAGTAGATTCTAAGGGTGTTCTAGCAGTTGTGGCAATAGAGGCTAAGGCTTGAAACTGTCGGTTAACTGTTTCTATGTCAGGTGTTAGTGTTAATAACTTATTTCTTAAATTAGTGATACCATCACTAAATTGCACTATTTCTCTAATGGCAAATGCACCTGCTAATCCTTTTAGAGCGCTTGTTAGACCGGCAATTGAGGCCAGTGCTTGACGTGTATTAACATCAATAGTATACTGCATGTTAACTTCCTTTGAAAATGCGATCTAGTGATCTACGAAGAAAATCAGTTGTAGGTTTTGTCATACCATCAGGTGCTTGATTACTACGACCTTGATCTAATTGTGTAGCATAAGGATAGGCAGCATCTATAACAGTTTTACGCAATACTGTAGAACGTCTTGCGCGGCCGGAGTCAATAGGAGTATGACTGCGAAATATTTTATATGCTGCTTCAGGTAATCTCTCTAGTTCACGTTCTTTAGATCTTAAACTAGGTGTAATATCATCTCTATCTAAACGGATCTTAACCATTCGCACGCTCCTTAATTTTCAACAGTTCCTCAGTGCTAACAGGAGGCACGTAACCTGGATCTTGTTTATTCTGATTATGTTTTTCAACTGATAATGAAATGTCCATAATTACCATGTCAAATGTAGTAGCCCTTTCTGCTATGTCACTGGGTAACATACCATAGCGTTGACCCATTCTATCTAACATACAGGCTATTCCTGCTTCCTTACCTTGGGGATCTATGGTCTCCCCGGTTATTTTCCCAAAGTCTCAACAACACGACCTACTACCTTACTCATAACTCTTGTAGGTAATAGATTATCTGAGTTTAGAAATCGTGTACCTGATTCATCTAACACTAGATCTTCAACTAGGTCAATAATTTCTTCATAATTTTCTTCACCCACATTGACCAGTTTCATAAACTTTTTCATAGGATAACGATCCCAGATCCAGAACTCAATAGGTTCCCCATATTCTGCGACAGTTTCCTCATCGTCAATGCTTATTTTTACTAATTGTGGTTTTGCTGTGAGTTGTGTTAATTTCATTGTATAACCTTTCTATCTTTAATAACGTGAAGTGCCAAGAGGGCAAATCTCAATCTGCTTGAAATTTTTTCAGCATCGCCTTGTAGGCAGCGTAGTTCATTAGAGGCCTTGGCTATTTCTGCTTCTAATGACTGTAATAATTCTTTATCTGTATAATCTTTTATGTCCATCTATTAATCCTTTCTTATACTTATCGAGGTCGTGAAAAAGGCATCCGAAGATGCCTTTTTACACCGGTCTATTAGACTGTGCCTGCTGTAATATCACCGTCAACTGAAACAGTTATAGGTGATACCCACACAGGCGCTGTGGGATTTACTGTTGGGGCTAGATTAGTGATATAACCTGAACCGCTAACATATTTTGCACCACTTCCACGTCCGTTAAAATACACACGGAAGTAGACCAGTGTTGCGTCATTGCTTAGATCAAACAATCCTGCAACGCCGCCGCTGCCTGTAAAGAATGTTGTAGAATCTAGAACAAAGTTTCCTGCAATTGAATTGTTTGCAGGAGTAGGCACAGTTTTCTGACTGAACTCATCAAGTTGAGTCCAATTGAAAACACCTACTGCATTATTAATAGTGATATCCTGAAGTGCAGGAACTACATATCCGCTGCTGGTTGTTGAGATTGTAGCAGTTGAGATCTGTAGAGTAGCCTGACTTGTAGGAGCACTGACGTTTAAATAGGCCATTGTTTTTCCTTTATGTTGTTGCGACCAAACTTCTATACTCAAAGGTATAGATAATTCGGTCTTCGTCAATTTCCGTAGTCCAATCACATTCATCGTCGAATGAGACTAGACCCGTGTTACTCTTTGCTGTTTGAAGATTTGTAATCAGTTGATTTAATTGACTAGGAGGATTTTTTGCATCACAGGCAAAATAAACTCTAGTAGTATAAAGGTTTTGATCAATATCACCGTTGTCTAACACAGCGAACAGAACTGTTTGCTCCAATATAGTTGCATCAGCATAAATTTTCTTCATGTTTTTGCGATATAGTGGTTCTCCATTTTGTCCGAAAGGCAATTCTTGACTGACAGTAAATTGTGTCAGTGTAGAAACTGCTGTGTTTATTGCGGCTAATAATCCTGAACGCATTATCTTACTCTAGTTAGGTTTGTTCTGACAGGCATTTTCTCAGCATTGGTAATTGCACCAGTGCCATCAAAATTATACCAGTCACCTGCATCAATTAATTCTCTAAACAATGACTGATACTTCTCACGATATACACCAATCTTACGCACTTCTGCGTTGTCCTGGTTAGAATAATCTGCAATGTAAGGCAGCATATATTCATATAATACCTTATACACACAGAGATCTATCCAGTCCTGTGTTCTACCTTCAAACTTATTAGCATTAGGTAGAGGCACATCAATTAGTCCACTGGTAGAAATATTAGTTTGACCATTGTCCTGACTGATGAAGTAGGCCTGCCACCATGAAGTATCTTTAATTTCATAAAGAATCTTTTGTGTGGCACGCTCACCCCATGCATCATTGTCATCAACTAAACCATCATCATCGAGGATTTCATTCGCTTCGAATATGCGTATATCTCTGTTTTTTACATCAGTAAATTCGCAGAAACTTAAAACATTTCCGCCTACTCTAATAAATGCCATCCTCTATCTCCTCGATTAGTCTAGATCTGTTTCTGCTGTGATCTTAACACCATGTGTGCTCTGTAGTACACCGGCACCCATAGTAGCAACCACGCTCATATCTGTGGCACGATTCTGTGGCAGATATAGTGTGTTTAGAGTTAGTCCACCACGCTCAGCAATACCCACAGCAGTAGGAGCAAACACAGCATTAATAAATGCAGGACTTGCTGGATCGTCTGTGCGAGCCTTGACTAAGGGTGATTCAATAACTGTTACACCACCGATATTACCTATAACACCGCTTAATAGAAGATTATTACCGCCTGCACTTAGAGCAGGAACGTTTGTTGACGCACCGCTATAAAGTGTTTGAACAGTCATCTGCTTCTTGATGTAGTAGGCACATCC